CGAACGCCCAGCACCTCGATCATCTGACGATGCAGGAACGGCAAGTTGTAAATCTGCGGAGCCTGAGCAGCCAACTGAATGACCGCCTGATACTGCATGATCCGCTGAGCCATCGTGCTGCTGTTGGGGTCACTGACTGGAATGACCTCCACCAAGTCATAGTCTTCACGCTTGGCAGACGCCTCGCCCGACTCAGGCTCATACTCATACTGGCTCGGGGTGTTGTCCCTGATGATGGCCTTGAGTATCTTGAACTCCTGCTTCATCGAGTTGTGTACACGCGCTTGTACTGCACCCATGATCTTCAACTGCCGCTCCAGCAACGCCAGCGTCGTGCCGACAGGAGCTTGAGCACTCATATCGCTGACCTTCATATCAGCGATAGAACCCAGCCGTCGACCCTCATCGGTGATCTGATTGAGCAGCGCCATCAATACTTGGCTCGGCTCCTTATAAGGCAGAGTCATGATGTTGTCTTTGATGCTCCCAGAGGGGACATCCACATCTCTGAACTCTCCTGGGGCAATCGGAGTGTCGTCTCCCTTAACCCTTAAACCCCTAGATTTCAAGCCACCCGGCAAATTGCTTAAAGTGCCTGCATCTACCAACTGCCGGATAAGACTTGTGCCAGCACGGGCGTAACCACCAATAATGTGGATAAGACCCATGCCATACGCCCCGAACCCAGGGATATAGTCATACTGCACCAGATGCTGGCGCTTTTGGTAGTTCTCATCACTCTCCTCCCAGTTACGGTAGATCGCCAAAACCTCTTGCGTACCCTTGTCGATCGTCACGATGTACGGGACCGCTACTTCATCTTCATCCTCATACCCCTTGAGGTTCCAGTCCACCTGAATCTCATACACCTGATACCGGTCATCGTCAGTAACTGAGTAGCCCTGCTCTTCAGCTTTCTTCTTCTCAACGTCCGTGTGGTTCATCACCGGCTCACCCAGATCAATGTCTCGGTAGAACCCAGCCACTTGCAGCTTCTTGATGTCGTTCTTGGTCTTACGCATGACGTGCGTCACACGCTCAGCCATCCGTGCACCGCTCGACCCGTAGGGGATAATCACATCTTCAGCGGGCACAAAGATCGAAGTCTGCCGACCCAAGCCGGGATCAAAATACACTTTCTTGAACGCCGAGCCCGCAAGTCCCAGATTGAACAACATGCGTTCATGCTCTGGCCGGTACTCGGGCATCTCCTCGGTCAGCTTGAAGTTCATATCATCCTGAACCCGCTGCGCCGCCTGCTCTTTCAGCTTGTCTATAGCACCGATGATTTCTGTCTTGACAGGACCCTGTGCCGGAAACGTCTCAGTGATAGTCTCACTCTGGAACCTAATCGCAGCCTCTGTAAGAACCGTCGAATAGACTCCACAAGCACCGTTCCAAGGTTCTGTTCTCTCTTCATACTTAGTCCCCAGTACTTCAAGACCTTTCACATACGTCTCAGTCCAATCCTTGCGACTGGCAATGTCCGCATCCACTAGCTCCATCAGATCACTAGCTAGGTTTGCCAACTCACCGTCATCCATTTCTTCGGCAAGGTTTGCACCAAACTCACCTTTTTCCTTCTCATCTATGGCTTCAAGGGTGATCTCCATACTGCCGTCACTCAACGTGACTGCATCGGGATTCTCAATTTCAATTTCCAGATCGGGCTCCATGCTATCCATCCCCAAACCTATAGGGGCTGCATACATACCCTTGTCCATCATGTTCGTTGCCATTTTGTACCCTTAGTAAAACACCGCGTTGCGACGGCGGAAGTATTTTTGTTCTTCCGGTTCATCAGTAGGCAATCTTAGGAATCCCCCCTGGCGGAAGCGCATCAGCGCAAGAGTGGTAGCATCAACTAAGTCGTCATGCTCGCCCGACGGGAACGCTGCTATCTCATCGACCAATTCCTCGGCCCAAGCAGTCCGTGGCACCCACACCTTACCTGACGCAATTATGTCCGAGACAGAGTTCAACCGGGCAATTTTGTCCTGGCCCCTACTGGGCGTGTACTCCTGCACCGGAATCCCCATCGCCCGTAGTTCATAGATCAGTGGTGCCCCGCTCGCCTTCTTCTCGACGATCACACTATCAGGCTCCCATTCCTCATACTCCCCAAACACGTCCTTCTTGAGTTGCACCCACTCAACCCGCTTCTTGTACGTGTTGAGCAAAATGATGTTGGGCAGACTGTGGTCTTCGTCGTTGTAGAAAATCCCCCACGTCGTGCCCGCTGAATAGTCGGCACGTTGGGTCTTTTCAAACGCGGTATCCCACGACTGAAGTATGTACTCACACTGTGGCGGACGCTCTTCCTCCCACCATTTCCACCAGTCCCGCTTCACGATCGCAGACTCGTTGCCGATGGGGTTCTGCTGATACTGCGCCTGCCACTTGCTGTTGGGCAACTCTGTCCTGAGCGCCTCCAACTCCTCCAGCGACCAGAACTCTGGCCACAACGGGTTCCCCGAGGGCATGATCGCAGGGAACTCAATCACTTCCCACTGCTCACCACCCCTGTTGTGGGCCGCTTTCAGCACCTGACCGGTCAAATCCCGCTGCGCCCACCGCGTCATAACGATCACGATTGCCCCGCCCGGCTGCAAACGCTGCCTTGGGCCGGAGGTATACCACTCATACACCTTATCGAACACTTCTGGATTACTTGCGGCCAGTGCAGCTTCCTGTTCTGAGTGCGGATCGTCGATAATCAGCACATTTGCACCCTTTCCGGTTACAGTTCCACCGACTCCAATGGCAAAATAGTCACCACCCTTGCTGGTATTCCATCGTCCAGCGGCTTTGGAGTCCTGTTGGAGCGTCAATTCCGGAAAAATCTCGCGGTAGACCTCTGTATCGACCAGATTTCGCACTTTCCTACCAAATCCCACGGCCAATTCGCCCGTATTTGAGCTTTGGATGATCTTTTTGTTAGGGTATTTACCTAGAAACCATGCTGGCAAGAGGTAACTTGCAAATTCTGACTTGGTATGGCGGGGCGGCATGTTGATGATGAGCCGTTTGCACTCGCCCCGTGCGACCCGCTCGAACGCCTGGGCCATAATCTTGTGGTGACGCCCGCTGATGAACTCTGGCCACACCTTTTCAACGAACCCCATGAACGTATCTCGGGCACGTTCCTTCTCCAGCATCTTCTCGCGGCGCTCCAAATCTTGGAGGATCACCATCTTTTTGGAGTCGGGCAATTTATCTAGCTGCGCCAGCAGCATTTTGAACTCAGGGTCAAGAATGTCGGTCTGTTGCTCACGCACCGGCACTCTCCTGAGGTGGTTCGGCCACGGGTGAAATCTCTCGGGCCGCTTCTATGTCCTCGATCAGAGTTGTCTCGCGCTCCAGCCCCAGCACTTTATCAACGTCAATCTCAAGAGTGGGCACATCCACGGCATGCAGCCGCATCATCTTCCTGATCTTGTCCTTGATCGCTTCGTCCAGATCAGACACGTTGTTGTACGTGACCGTGATCTCGGTTTTCTCGGAGAACAGCCCGACGTCCGAAATCTTGCCCAGCATCTCAGCGGCCTTAATCTCAATGCGAGGGTCTCCGCAGCCCGCCAAATCCAGCAGTTTGTTAGTCACTACTAACCTAAGCTCCGCTGCGTCTGCAACGAACTGGCTGTTGTATTCTTGCAGCATCGTGCCGATTCGCTCGGCGACGGACACGCGCTCAAGAAGCGCGGAATTCTTAGGAGGCTTATCTTCCTTGAGGGGTCTGGTTCTTGGGCGACCGACGCCTCTTTTGGGCACTGCTTGCTCAGTTGCCTCTTCATACTCCTGCTGCGCTCTTTTCGCAAAGTCCCGAAACACGGCATCCGCGTCCGCTTGGTCCGTGGGAGATTCGTCGTAGTGTGCACCGAGCCCCTTCAACACAGCGGCGGTGTTGGCGGCGATCTGCATGTTTTCGCGCAGAGTCGGGGCTTCCTCGGGTTCGGTACTCTCGGGGTACGGAACCGTTTTGTCAGGGTCGATGTAAAGAGTCATGGAGGAAAAAGGCACTCCAAAAAGATGGGCGGAGTGTAGCAGCATGGAACCAGAAAAACAAGGGGGGTGGTTTCCCCAAAAATATATAGGGGGTGGGGGGTAGGCA